AAGATTACCTTTGATAAATCTACAGAAGATACAAAATATTTGATTGATGGTAGTAAATATGTTGAAGAAACTATAAATAAAGATTTAGTGTATGACTTATGGAGTAATGGCGGTGGATTAAATACTACTCTGTATGAAAATACTGATGAAAGTTATAGACTATCAGAAATAATTGGTTTTGCACCTAATAACTCATATAATGATGAATTTGATTACAAAACCTTCCAAAAGAAGAACGAAAATACTTCAGAAAAATTTGAAGAAGTATTAGATAGAAGAGCAAAACAGGTTGCAGGTAATGATGAAGCAACATATCAATCATTAGTAGGTGTTGCAGCAGATACTGTAATTGGTGAAGGTTTATTACCTCGTGAAATTGGTGAATATCGTAGTTATATGCAACTACCATACATTTATTTCAATAAGTTGTTTCAGATCTTCACAAAGAAAACAGAAGATATTACAGGTTATAAGGTTGTGTTGGATAATAATTGGTTCAATGTTGCTAACCCTTATTGGAGTAAGTTGGTGTATATGTTGAAGCAATTTAATACTAATGTTGATATTAAAGCATATAGTGGTACATTTACCAACACAAATTTACTTAATGCTACAACTACAACTAATGCTAATGGTGGAACTACATGGACACCTCCTTTATTTGATTCACCTGTATGGACTTCACTTATTAGTAATAATTCATTTATGGATGAAGTAGTCACAGATTTCACAAAAAATAAATTTAATCATATATCATTTTACCAAGAACTTCCAATTAAATTATTGTTTAATAATGTAACATCAGGTAATACAGGCAACCCATGTACTTCAGACTATATAACACTCGGAAACACATTTAATATTGCTGTTAAATTTAGAGTAAAAGACCAAAACGGAAATGTTGTTTATACTACACCACCTTCTTATATTTATGATGGTGGAACAGGTTCTTATGATATAGGTAATATCGTATTAGATAAAATTCCTAAGAAATCATCAGGTGTTTTTGAAGCAACTGTAAATGTTCCATTTGGTTTATCTATTGATAAAAATTTAGTAGGTGATGATTTTGATATTGAAGTTGGGGTATATACATATAGTACTCGTTGGAATTATCCAATGTCTTTATACGATACTATTGATAACATGCCTGTTATAGCACATGGTTTTAATGTTAGTGCTTTACCAACTAATATAACAATAAATACTTCTAACAAAAAACGTTCTAATTCTCGTTTTGTGTTAAACGATTTGTGGAATAATGAAGTGAATTTGTTTGATGAAATTATTAACTATTGTAAGCAATATAGAATAGGTGTATTTTGTAATGATGTACATAAAACTTTAATATTCAAACCATTAAATATATATTTTGCAGATTATAAAGTTATAGATTGGACAGATAAGTTAGATATTTCTAAGAACTACACAATACAACCTATAACATTTGATAACAAATATGTGTTATTCAACTATGAAAAGAATGATGTACAACTTAATAAATCATATAATGAATCATTTGGAACTAACTACGGTGAGTATAAACTTATAACAGATTATGAGTTTAACAATGATGAAAAGAAGTTGTTTAATAATGTACATAATGTTATGACTTCAACTGACAATATACTTAATTGGGAAGATTTATATACAAAAACAAAAGTTGTTTACACATTACCTGCTGAACTATATGTATCTAACAAAGACAAAGACAAAAAGAACATATCAGTATTTGGTTCTATGTTGTTTTTCAAAGGTATTGTTAATTTTGATACAGAGTATGATTTAAGACCTGTTAAAATTTCAGATGATACCAACTTTCAAACATTAACACAAACCTATTTCTATTCACAAGACGGTGAAGAAGGTTGTAATGTTAGATGTGATAAATACCCATTGTTAGATATTGTATATGATACTAATTTATGTTTGTTTAATACCCCAATGGAGAACTACACATATATTCCTAATCATTATGACAACACAAAAGGTATTTACACAAACTTTTGGAAACAATACTTAGATGAAAGGTACAACACTAACAACAAAATAGTTACCTGTTATTTACATATTTCGCCTACTGATTACATGAATTTTGAATTTAACAAATTTATCAAAATTGAAAATCAGTTGTACATGGTGAATAAGATATATGACTATGATATTACAAATAATAGTACTACAAAAGTTGATTTAATTACCATTCAAAATATTAATGGGTATATTGAAAATGATTTCAATAAGAATTTCACTATTTTCAAGTTTTATAATCCTAATGAAGAAATTTATAATTCGCGTGTTGATTATATAGATTTGAAAAATGCTGAAACCGAAACTTGGTATGTATCTTCAAGTAGTGATGTAAATTGGAGTTTTATAAATCTACCTGCTAATTTTCCACAGAGTGAATTAGCAAAAATATCAGTAAATGGTGAAACCATTAGTGGTGCAATACAAGCAGGTATAAAAGTACCTATCAATATTAAAAACAATGGTACAGATTTAAATGCTACAATTTTATTTGAAAACCAACAAGGTTTTTCTGTATCTGTAAATATCCGTACCTTCTTTAAAGAAATGCAGTTTTTTAATAGTAGCAATAACGTAATTTATGAGTATGATATGTTGTTAGAAAACGTTGGACAAACTAAAACTATTTATATGACTGCAAACACCCCTGTTGCTTGGAGAGATGTTAATTCAAGTTTATTAGGTGTTCAAGTTTATTACAATAATAACACATCTACAGGCGCATATCAAGAAGGCACAATACCTGCGGGTACAAAAGTACCTATAACCTTTAAAATGGTTGATTCTACTACACAATCAGGTGCAATTGAATTTACTAATGGTATAGATAGTTTTACAGTAGATGTACAAAAAGAACTTAATACTAAATTTACCGTATATGATACTGATAAAACTGAATATAACACATCAGATAAGGTAGTATTAGAAAACACTTCACCATTAACTAAAACAATCTATATCACTTCACCAAATACTGATGTAAGTTGGAATGATAACGGTACTAACTTACAAGACTTATACGTAAATGGTGCAGCAGGTAGTGGTACAATTTCAAAAGGTACATTAGTGCCTGTAACCCTAACAATGGAAGTAGGTGATAATGAATCGCGTGATATGCCTGTATATGGTGAAATTAAATTCTATACACCTCAAAAGACTGTTATAATAGATATTATGTTAATTTGGAATAGGATATTTGATATTTATAGATGGGATGGTGAAATTTGGAAAGAAGATTTTGACTATATCGAACTTACACCATCAGAACCAATGAAAACTATTTATTTATCTGCTAATGATGAAGTTGAATGGAGTGATGTTAGTGGTGATTTGCAAAACTTATATTTATCTACTGACCAAGATGCAGAAGATTGGGGTAACTATACACGTGGTAGTGGTACAATTTACCCACCTTCTAATATGAAACCAATTCACTTCAGAATGGATAAACAAGGACAGCAAGGAACTGACACAGGTAAAGTATCGTTCTTCAATGGAAAACACGAATGGTTCGTAGATGTAGTATTAAGGGGTTAAAAAATAAATAAAAATTATAAATCTTAACTATGGCAAAGGAAACAATTAAAGTATTAGAAATTGATACTAACCCTGCGCAAACCTCAATAAAAGATTTAAGAAAACAACTTAAAGGTTTTAAGGATGAAATGGCAAATCTTGAGGAAGGTAGTGATGCCTTCCTTGAGGTCGCCAATAAAGCAGGACAAGTAAAACACCAATTAGATGAAATAAACGAAAGTGTAAAAGGTGCTTCAAGTGATTTTGGTGATATGGTTGGTAATGTTACCAATGTTGCAGCAGGTATTACAGGTGCTTTTCAAGCAGTTGCAGGTGGTTTACAAGCAATGGGTGTAGAATCAGAAGCAATAGACCAAGCAATTGCAAAAATGCAGGGTTTAATGGCAGTTACACAAGGTTTATCTGCTATTGATGATGGTATTAAATCATTTGGCAAATTAACAACTGCTATTAACACATCTTCAAAGGGATTAGGTAAATTCAAAACAGCATTAATTGGTACAGGTTTAGGTGCGTTAGTGGTTGTATTAGGTTCTATTATTGCGAATTGGGATGAATTTAGTAAATCAATAGGTATATCCGAAACTGCAATGACCAAGTTTGGTGATGTAATGAAGGGTGTACTTAATTCTGCGTTATCTATGATTGGCGGAGTTGGTAAAGCAATATCACGTTTAATCACAGGTGATTTCAAAGGTGCAGGTGAAGCAATAAAAGAAGGTTTTGCTGTTCAAAAGAACTTCCAAGAAGGTGTACAAAAAGCAGAAGAAGATAGAACCAAAAAACAAGCAGAAGAAGCAGCAAAGAGAATAGAAATTGAGAAAGAAGAAGCGGAAAAGAAATACAATGAATTTATTGCTAAAGAGAATGAGAAGTTAAATATAGAGTTAGAAAGAATAAAGAGAAAAGGTTTATCTGAAAAAGAAACACTTGATGAAAACATTAAAGTTGAAGAAGAAAGGTTAAAGTTGATGAAAGAAGGTACTTTAGAGTACGAACAACAATTAACCAAACTTTATGAAATGAAGCAACAATTAGGTGAACTTAATACACCTGAAACTCCTGTTAGTCCTGAAACTCCTGAAGAATCAAAATTTTCTAAAGAAGAACAAGATTTAAGAGATTATCTTTCACAAGTTTCTGCTATGTATTTAGCAATTGAAGAAACAGATGCCCAATACTTTAAAAGAAGGGAAGAAGAACTTAAAGCAGCATTAGATAAACAACTTATATCAGAAGAAGAATACACTACTGCAAGTGAAGGATTAGCAAGAGAAAGGGCAGAATATCAAAAGGCACAAAATGCTGAATTAATTAGTAATATCTCTGATACTGTTAATGCAGCAAGCAACTTTATTACTGGTATATTAGATAGTGTAGCAGACCAACAAGATACAAGTAATGAAGAAGGTTTTGAAAAGGCAAAGAAACTACAAATTGCTTCAGCAACTATCCAAATGTTTACAGGTATTGCTACTGCTTTAACAGGTGCATTTACAACCAAAACAGGTGTATGGGATTTAGTTTTGGCAGGTATTCAAGCAGCAACTATTGCAGCAAGTGGTATAATGAATATTAATAAGATTAAAAACACTAAATTCGATGGTGGTGGTCCTTCAGCAACTCCTTCTACAGGTGCTGTAAGTAATATGATAGTTCCACCTGTTCAATATTCAAATGCTGTTCAAGGTGCAAGTACAGAAGGTGCAATTAAAGATACAAAAGTATATGTAACTGAAACTGATATTGCAAATACTCAAAGAAAAGTATCAGTACAGGAAAGTGAGAATATATATTAAAAAGTTTACACTAGTAATAATAATATATTATAATAATAGACGAACTAAAACTATGAAAAAACTACCAGTTTATAATATTATTTTAGGAAATACAGCAGGGATAAAAAAGATGAGCTTAGTCGAATTCCCTGCTGTTGAAGATAACTTTCTAAAATTTGCGGATGAACAACAAATGCAGTTTTCAGTTGATGAAGAACAACACATCGTATTTGGTGTAGCATTAAGAGCAGATTTTCCTATTTATAGAGTTTCTCAATCATTAGGCGAATTTTATGTTGTTTTTCAACCACATACTATAAAATAGCTGTATGAAAAGTTTATGATTGACCAAAACTTCAACCAAATAAATCTTGACCATGAAACTAATACAGATGGAGTTTATTTGTTACAATCATTTATAAAAAATACAGAAGATGGCTTAAATCCAGTTGGTTTTGAACATATAGCAGATGGAAGTTGGTTTACAGCATATAAAGTAGAAAACGAAGATGTTTGGAACGCTATTAAACAAGGACAATTTAATGGTTTTTCAGTTGAAGGATTTTTTGACTTAGAAGAACCAAAAGATGAGTTCGACCAATTTTTAGAAGACTTGTTAAATGAAATTAACTAAAAAATACAATTGATTTTATATACTATGAAAAATAAACTTTGGAAGCTTGCAAAAATGATGATGAACTTCAAAGAGTATGAAACAGAACAAGGTAAACTTGTTGTAAATGGTGAAATTGAAGTTGGAACAGAAGTAGCAGTTGAAAATGAGAATGGAGAACTTCAACCAGCAGAAGGTGAATATATAATTGATGGTTTAAAAGTAACTGTTGAAGCTGGTAAAATTACTGAAGTTGAAAAACCTGAAGAACTACCAGCTGAAGAAACTACTGAGACTGAAGAAAAGCTTGAAGAAACAACAGAAACTACTGAGACTTCAGAAGAACTTCAACCAGATGAAAAAGATTTAAAAATTCAAGAACTTGAAGGACTTTTATCAGGTGCAGAAGCAGCTATTGAAGAACTTACAGCAAAAGTTCAAGAACTTGAAGGACTTTTATCAGATAGAGAAGTAGCTATCGAAGAACTTACAGCCCAAATTAAAGAGCTTGAAGATAAAATAAACAAGCCAGTTGAAGAACCAGTAAAAATGGCAGCAACTGTTAAAGAAATAACAAAACCTCAAAGTGGTGCATTAAAATTTTTCCAAGAAAAATAAACAAATAAAAATATTATAAATATAAATTATGGCTATAAATACAACAGCTTTATTACAAGCATACGTTGATGAACAACGTCTTCCTTTGATTAAAAATGCAGTTTTAGGTGCACGTACAGCATATCATTTCAATCTTATGACTGGTGTAAAAGGTGCTGCTGCTCTTAATCTTTTAGAAACTAATGTAGAATTCGGTGATGGTACAAATTGTGGTTGGAACGAAGCAGGTTAGTCAAAACTTTCACAAAGAGTTTTAACTCCAGGTGCTATCAAAGTTAACATGTCATTCTGTGACAAAAAATTACTTAACACATGGGCTAATTATGAAGTTCGTGTAGCAGCTGGTCAAAAAACTTTACCATTTGAACAAGATTTTATGGATGGTGTTGGTAGAGATATTGCAGCAAAACTTGAAGTAGCTTTATGGCAAGGTGATACTGCTTCTAGCAATGCTAACTTAAACAAATTTGATGGTATTATCAAGATTGCAGATGCAGCAACTTTAGCTTCAACTGTAACTTATGCAGCAGATGATACTGTTTCAGAAACTGTAGCAAAAGTTTATGCAGCTATTCCAGCTCAAGCATTCAACAAAGGTGAAGTAGTACTTTACATGGGTGCTGACAAATATCGTACATATATCCAAGAACTTATCGCTAACGGTAATTTAGTAATCACTAACACATTAAATGATGTAGCAATGCCTGATTCAGTTCTTATTCCTGGTACAAACGTTAGAGTTATTTATGTTGACGGTTTGAATGGTACAGGTAAGATGTATGCGTCTTATAAAGAAAACTTCGTTTATGGTGTTGACTTAACAGGTGATGAAGAAAAATACGATTTCTGGTACTCTCAAGATAACCGTGAACATCGTTTAGCAGTAGAATTTATCGCTGGTGTTCAAATTGCTTATCCTGATATGGTAATTGCAGCAAAACAAGCATAAGCATAATAATACTTAAAAAATAAAATTTGACTAAATGGGATTGGGGAGTCATCCCAATCCCATTTTTTATAAAAAAATATTTTACTAAAAAATTATGAGTTGTAATTCAGTAACTTTAACAAATATAGATGCACGTTGTGATAAATCAGTTGGTGGTATCAAGAGAATTTTAGTAGGTTTGAGAGATGAGTTAATAAATGTATTTACAAATGATAAAGGTGAGATAATCCACTTTATGTTTAACGGTACATTGAAAGAATGGAAATTCCGTAAAAACACAGGTTCTTTCACTTCTACTGCTACTATTGACCCTACAATTAATTCTTCATACTTCACAACTGAATGTGCAATACAATTTAGTCGTGCAGAAGTACAAAAAAGGTTAGATATTCAAAGTGTAATTAATGCAGGTGGTGTATTTATTATCATTGAAGATATGTATGGTGAGTATCTCTTATTGGGTAAAGATAGAGATGTTGTTATTACATCTGCTACAATGCAATCAGGTACATCTTCAACTGATTTGAGTGGTTTTAATTTGACTTTCACAGACACTTCATTAGAACTTCCTCACTTCATTAATAAAAGTTATGTAGATGTAAACACTTTGATAGGTTAATAAACAAATAAATTAAATTAGATAGTTATGAGTTGTAATAATGTATATTTAAAAAATGCACCTTGTGCTAAAAGTATAGGCGGAATTAAAAGAGTTTGGTGGACAAATTTTGAAGATATTGCAGTTGTTTATGATTGGGATGATGCACCAAATTTTTTCAAACAATTTAACCCAAATATAATTTCAGGTTTATACTTTTATCCAAATAGAAGATTTTACGAGTTGGTAACAAAACCTGACAAAGTAACTATCACCGAAAACATTACAGTTGATGAATCAGTTGGTAATGATACAACTACAACAGAAATAGTAATTAAACAAAGTGATATGCTTTCAGAAGCAGTAGAACAATTAAAAAAATCTGCAAATTCTGAATATATATTTATGTTTGAAGATATGCAGGGTAGATATTTCATTTATGGACTTGATAAACCTGTAAAATTATCTTCTGCTACTGTTGAAGGTGGTAATGTTATTGGTGATTTTAATGGTGGTACTTTCACTTTCACTTGTGAAGGTGTTTTAAGTAGATTTTGGACAAAATACGAAGCAGAAAATGGTGATTGGACAAACAAATATATTAACGTTAAAAAGTTGTTAAATAACCAATATGAATTAAGAGAATGGGGTTTGCATAACGCAAGTTATGACGGAGATATAGACTTTTTAACCAATATCAATTTGGACACATCAGAAGGAGTTAAAATAACGTTTAACCTTGATGACAACCAATATCAATTTGGACACATAGATAAGTTCTATATCTATGAAATGATAACTTCACCATCAGAAATCAAGTTTGATAATGATGAAATGTACGATATAGTAAGATACTACGATAATAAAGGTGTTGATTTTAAAGATAAAAAAGAATTTACTGCTGTTTATAGCGGTGATGGTCAAAACTCATTTATAATTGGTTTTACTGATGGTGGTACAAGAGGTGGTGATTTATGTGAGATTACAGAATTACCAATGTCTAAATTGTTTATCTTTAAGGGTGATGTATCATTTAATCGCGGTGTAAATCAAGGTGAAATGGAAGATATATTTACAATAAAACAAATATTGTACTTACCATAATAAAACGATTGGGGAGAAATCCCCAATCTTAAACATAAATAAATTTAAAAAATAGAAAATTATGAGTTGTAATAATGTAATTCCTTATATTGATATTAACTGCCGTAAATCTATCGGTGGTATTAAACGTATCTTTGCTATTAACTCAAACGAAATTGACTATATAAACTATGCTGATTCAGAAATGGTAAACTTTATCATTCCTAAAAACGGTTCATATTTCGCAACAATTAAGTGTGTTAAAGATTCTGCAAGTTTAACAACTACATTTGTTGGTGATGCAACTACAGGTAGTGGTGAATATACTTCTGAATTTGTATTTAAATTAGTTGAAGATGAGTATCATTTATGGGCAGAACGTTTTTCAAACACACCAATAGTATTTGTACTGCAAAATAATAGAAATGAATATTATTTAGTTGGTGATGAAACTAATGGTGCTTATTTAACTAATTCTGTTCACACATCAGGTGCTAATTTAGGTGAGTTTAATGGTGAAGAAATGACTTTCACTTATACTTCTGATAAACCACTTTGGAAATGTGTAGTAGGTAGTGAGATGGCAGATAGTATTGGAACCTACCCTTATATTAGTGAAAACCTTTTAAAGAATAACACAAATGTTATTTGGAGAGGAATTGAAGTAGATAGTGGTGATTTTGATAATAGTGTTAATCAAGATACAGGTATAAGTGATAATGATGATGAATACTTTGAACTTGAAATAGAAACTCACGACCCTGATTATATAAGATATGGTTTAAAATTACAAATGAGTGACACAGGTGTAGGTTATTATTGGTTTATGAAAGGAGATAACAATATAACCGAAGATATTGTACATTACACAAGAGATTTAGCAAGTGAAACAGAAGAAACTATTACTGTTCGAAAAAAGATAAGACAATATCTTATTGGTGATAGTGGTGGTTATTTACCAAGTGTTAAAACTGATTTATGTGTAGTTAATTGGCGTGATGATGCTAACTTCTTTAATTGGGATGCAAGTGGTAACATTAGTACATATTCACAAGTATTAGTATTCGATATTGAAGTTGATTATAGTACAGATGGTATTTATTATTTCAGAATGAAGAAAGCACAGCAAATTGAAGGTTTGGGATAACAAAGTATTAGATAATAAAATTAAATGGTGTTGGTTAATTCTGACACCATTTTTTATGTAGTTAACAAAACGCTAAAAAGTACATTATATTTATTATAAAATAACGTAAAAAACACATAAAAATGGTTTATATAAACGAAAATTCACATATAGTTGAGTTTCCACGTGCTTCTAAAATGATTGTAGATAAGTTGGTTTTAACAAATCAAACTTCAAAACATGTAATTGTTATAGAAGTAGCAGATACTTATGTTGTTGACTTAACAGACTATATAAATTTGTTCGTGGTTGGCCAATATGACTATGAGTTTAAATATCTTGAAACTGTAGTAAGTACTGGGATTTTACAATTTGGCGAATATACTCCAACTAACGAAACCTATAAAACAAAGAGAAATATTATACAATATACACCTAATTAAGAAATGGAAAATACAGAAAATATAATTGAATTAAAATTTGGTAAAGATACAGTAATTGTACCTGAAATAGTTGATAAAAAGACAACAAAGGGGTATGTAAATTGGGGTGAAGATAATAAACTACCTGACTATTTATGGGATAGCTATCTTAAATGTTCAAATCTTCAGTCTATAGTTAACACCGTATCTGACTATATTATTGGGGCTGGGATAGATACAACCTTTGGGTTTGTATCAGATGATGATGAAACACTTGAAGATGTTATTAAAAAATTAACATTGGATTATATATTATTTGGTGGTTTTGCTCTTGAAGGAATTAGAAATGCAAATGGTGATGTTGTAAGAGTAAACTATCAAAATGTTATGAATGTAAGAGTAGATGAAGAACTTACTACAGCTTATTTATCTAATAAATGGGGTTCTTGGAATGGTAAAAATATTGTAACTTTACCTTTGTTTGATAAGCGTGAAAAACAACCTCATTTCTTATTCTACTTTAGAGGTAACATTACACGAAATATTAACCCTATTCCACTTTGGGTTTCTGCTTTAAAATCTGTTGAAGTATTAAATCAAACTCGAAACTTCAATCTTAATAATATAACCAACAACTTTAGTGGTGGTGCTGTTATAGCTTTCAATGGTACTCAAATCAAATCAAAAGAGATGAAAGAGATTAAAGACAAATTGGAAGCAGGTTATACAGGGACAGAAAATGCTGGCAAAATGCTTGTAGTTAATAACCCAAATGGTGAAGGTAAGGTAGAAGTAACACGTTTACAACCTGACAATATGGGTGATTTATATAAGAACTTACAAGAGTCTTCTAAAGATGATTTATTTGTAGCTTTTAGATGTAACCCAATTTTGCTTGGTAAAAATGACACAAATGGTGGTTTTAATAAACAAGAATTTGCTGAAGCATATAAACTATACAATGCTACTGTTATTTTACCACTTCAAAATAATATTATAAAATGCTTTGAAAAATTAGGCATTCCTGTAACATTTAAACCATTTAAAATAGATTGGGAGGATTAAACATGAACAAAGTACTTTTAATTAGTGAAGAAACACTTAAAACATACTCATTGGTTAACGATAATATAGACGGTAAATATCTTTTACCTGCTATTCAAAGTGCACAAGATATTGATTTAGAAACACTTATAGGCAAAGCACTTTTAGATAAATTATGCTCTTTGGTAGAAAACGGTAGTATATCAGAAAATACAAACTATCGTATTTTACTTGATGACTATATAACTCCTTATATGGTTTGGCAAGTTATGAGCAATTTACAAATTGGTATAAACTATAAACTTTCGAATAGTGGTGTAATAACTAATGACGATGAAAGAAAAAGTAGATTGGATTATAGAAATAACCAATTGCTTCAAGAACAATATAAACATTATGCCAATAGTTATGCAATAAAATTGAAAGATTATTTATGCAATAACAGCAACATCTATCCAGAATACAACGAATGTATTAACTTTTCACATAGAGAAGATGTTGAATTATGTGGCATTTATTTAGGAGATATAAATATTAACAGAGGTTATAAATACAAATAAGAACTATGAATTATTTTACTTTAATAGAAGATATAAAACGTACTTCGTTGCAGTTTGCTGAAGAATTTTATGAGGGTGATGTTTATGAGTTCTTAAATAGTGGAAATCATAAATATCCCTCTATCATTCTCACTACTCAAAATGTAAGTACTACAGATAACATAAATTCAATATCAGGCACATTGTTTTGTGTGGATAGATTGACAGATGATAGTTCTAACAGGTTAGAAATACAATCAAATGCTTTTAATAAACTTCAACGTATTATTTCAGCATTAGAAGAAAATACTATTAATCTTCAATCAAACACCTATACACCATTTACAGAAAAATTTGCCGATTTATGCGGTGGTATGTTTGTTGAATTTTCATTCCAATATGTTGGTGAAAGTCTTTGTGATGATTTGGAGATTAAAGAAATTGAACTTACACAAAATGGTATTTATGATGTTATTGGTTATGATAGGGCAATTGTTAATGTTAGACCTGTTGTTAATTTAGAGGATATAACAATAACTGATAATGGTGAATATACT